CTGCGTCGAGAAGCTATTAAGCGAGGAGAGCTATAATGGCCCAGTCCTATTTTTATGATCAACAAATAAGACGTTGGTTACTACAGTTCATGAGACTGTTTGGTGGGTTCAGTGTAAAGATGGGCAAAGATGCAAACGGACTTGACAACTATCATCAGGTTCCTGTTCGTTACGGCGACACTACTCGTATGAGTCAGCACATACTTCGTAATAATAGTGAGAACACAATGTTAAGTGTGCCTGCTATTAGTTGCTATATTGCAGAACTGTTACCAAATGCAGAACGTAGAATGACGCCGTCGTTTGAAGATAGTGTGCAGATTTACGAAAAGCAATATGATCCAGCTGCTGGGAATTATCAAGACCAAGTTGGTGAAACTTATACACTAGAGCGGCATGCTCCTATCCCGTTTGATTTGACAATTAACGTAGATATTTGGACCAGTAATACTGAACAAAAGCTACAGCTATTGGAACAAATCTTATTGCTGTTTAATCCTTCAGTTAACTTGCAAAGCAGCCAAAATCCGTATGACTGGACAAGTTTAGCAGTTGTTGAACTTATAAACATTACATGGACTGCACGTAGCATTCCGCAAGGTACTGATGATATCATTGATGTTGCAAGTTTAATCTTCCAATTACCAATTTTCTTAACGCCGCCTGCCAAGGTCAAGCGACAGGTGCTTATTCACAGCATCATCAATAATGTAGATGCAAACTACGGATTTATTGACGACATTGTTATTAACAATAATGCTCCTTCAAGCCGTCAATGGATTACGTTTGAGGATAGGCATATTCGAGTCACTGATGACTTTATTCAACTACTAAACAGTAACAATTCTGATACATCAGCCTCAGGCGGTGATGGCGCCAAATTAAGTTGGGCCGATCACTTTAGTCATTACGGTGGTATGCACAATGGCATTACAGAAATTAGATTGAAGCTTGGCGATATTAGTAATGCACATGAAGTAATTTTAAAAATTACAGAAGTACCAGGAAACGTAAATGTGTTGTCATACACCACTGATCTGTCAACATTGCCAACTGATACTATTACAATGATTAATGGTATTATTGACCCAACTGGTAGCCACCCAGGTAATGGAAACATTCCAGCAGTTGCGCCAGGGCAGCGTTATTTACTAACTAAGTCAGTTGTACAAAATAGCATGTGGGGGAATCTTGTTGCTGATGCAAATGATATCATTGAATACAATGGTAGCAATTGGATTGTTAGCTTTGATGCAAGTGCTGTTAACTCTGTTGCATATACTACCAATGCAAATACAATGGCCAAGTTATATTTTACAGGAACTGATTGGGTACTTGCACTTGAAGGTATCTTCGAGCAGGGTTACTGGCGCATTGTAAACTAAGTAAGAATATGAGAGCTGTTGGCGCATTAATTGTAAGTAAAAATACCGGCAGGGTTATGATGCAACTTCGTAGCCCGTCGGAAACACATAGCATGTGTTGGGGATTGTGGGGAGGTAAGTTAGATGGCGACGAGGGTGATCTTAATGGGCTAAAGCGTGAGCTATGTGAAGAACTTGGCTTTCCAGGTGTTCCTAATACAATTGCAATGAGTCACGTATACACGTTTACCACCCGTGATAAACGCTTTCGCCATGTTAGTTATTTGATTTTATGCGAAGACGAATTTATTCCTATGATAGATGAGGAAAGTGCTGGCTACTGCTGGGTTAATCTCTGGGAATGGCCGCAACCGCTGCATCGTAATACTGCAAAAATGTTTAGCAGTCGTGGCTTTAAAGAATCGTTAGAAGGTTTGCTAAATGGCGTTACGAGTAATTAAAAACACCATTAACAAACAACCATTGGAAATATACACAGGGCCGCACCGCCAGCTTAATTTTCAGCAATGTTGGGCAACGTGGCTTAACAATCCACTTCTTAATAATTTGTACAAAGATAACATTGCGTATACCGAACGTTGGTTTTTAGAACTTCGACGATTGATAAATGATGAAACGTGGACACATCCACTTCTTAATAGTGTTGTATCAGATCATGAATTAAAAATGCACTTAATAAAAAGCACCGTCATTGACGGTGCTTTTATGCGTAGTATGTTACAAAGCAACAACCACCCAGAGTATCAATTGTCCGCTGCTGTTAATCTTAAAAAGTTAAGACGATGGTGTGCGTTTTTTGTTAGTTTGCCTGATTCACTAGAAACTCTCGCTGACCTAAATGCCCAATCTCGCGACTAAGATCTAAGTCGCAAAATATCTTAATAGCATTGTGATCTAGCAAGTCACAGAATCCCATATCTTCACCATGCCAAGTTGAACTCGGCGCATGCCACTTTAATGGAAAATGTGGGCTTGGCATATCGTCAATTACACTTGCTTTCATTAATACGCAACCAAATCCAGTATATCGAACATTTACAAGACCGTGCCCTTCTGTATCAACTGGTTCTACCGGGTCAATGCTTATAAAGGCAGTTGGATGAAATGGCGGTACCCGCTTGGAGTACGTTGCACATACTACACGTTTATTATGTTCAAGTAACCGAACGATAACATCTTCTGGGAATGTCATGTCGCTATCGAGCCACATAATATGCTCTGCATCATGCGTATCAATTGCCGTTGTCAGTAACACCTGTCGTTGATTGCTTAGTACTGTTCCAGCATCCATATCGAGAATTACAGGGATACCCTGCTTCTCTGTGTACTGTATTGCTTTGATTAGGCAATAGGTAAATTGTGCATGCACCATTCCATTGGTAGGAACACAAATAACAACCTGCTCGCTAAGTGCAGGTTGCTTGTCAAATATACTATTGCTTAACTTACCAAACATTATTCGTTATTAGAAACATTGCTCACATTGGCTTTACGTTCGGCCTGGCGAGTTGTCTTATTAATCACATTTAAGAAGGTTTGACATTTAACAATGGTATCCTCATATAACTCTGCAGGTAGCTTTAACATCTGATCCATATTTGCCACTGTTACCGATTGGCAAATTGCTTCAACTGCTGCTTTTTTAGCAAGATCGTCTACCCAAAATGCGGGTTCGGCTGCTTCCAGTGCTGTGCGTACATCACTACCAACTTCGGCTTGTAATTCTGCAATTTTGGCGTTAATTGTATTCATTTCTTCAATAATTGCGTCCCTTGACCAATCATTAGTTGCCTTATCTGCCTCGTTATTTAGAAACTCCATCTCTTGGCAAAGAGACACAAGTAAACGGGGGCCAGTTGCTACGCCGTATACAAAATTGTCTCTCTCAAAGTTTGTACGGAATGGGACTTGTTTTAATACTGCCCTTGTATTATTTAAAATTTCGTTTTGTGTTAGTGACACGGTAGCTCCTTCTATGTTTAACTATGTATCGACGCTACACTAGAAAAGTTAGCCAAAAGAAAAGGGCCGAAGCCCTTTTCTTAGCATGCTATTGTTTAGATAGCGTATGGTGTTGTACGTCCACCAAATGTTGAACTTAATCCAACTGAGCCTGCAGAAATACCTAAGTATCCTCCAAGTGTTCCACGTAGCGATACGTTTGCACCAGTTGTATTAGAATAGCCGCGCTTGACATTACCAAACGAAATTGATGATCCAGTTGCTGGAAGAATTGCCATTTTATTTGCCTCCTCTTTTCACTAGATTATAGTTCAGTTGTAGCTGAACCACCCAATTTAGAAATTTCTGCTCTAAGAGCGTCGATTTGTAATTGTTGCGCTTTTACTGCTTCGAGCAATAACGCGGTCAACTTGTCATACTTGACAGTCTTGAAGCCTTTGAATGCAGATGGGGTTACCAACTGTGGCAATACTGCTTCAACTTCTTGAGCAATAACACCAACTTCTTCTTTGTCAATGATACCTAAGTCTAACGCTGTTTGGTTAGGACGGAAAGTAACACCACGTAAAGACATAACTTTAGCAATAGGATCTGTAATTTCTACAATATCTTTCTTTAAGTTAACGTCAGAGTAGTAAGCTGTAATTTCACCAGTAGCAGTAATGCCACCAGATACTGCTAAAGCACCAGTTGAACATGCACTGACTGTACTTACTGCACCAGTATGTGTACCACTTGTATTACTACTTGCAACGATATAACCACTTGGGTTAGTACTGTTATACGGAGTAAAGCCCAACGCTGTTGTAACGTTTGCACTTGAAATACCAGTAATAAAACCGGCACCGTTAGTCAATTGGTTTGTATTACTTACGTTAGTTGCTCCTGCGGCAATACCGTCTAACTTAGCAGCGTATGTGCTTGTCATGTATCCGTTAGCAAGAGATGTTGCAGCAGCCATACTGATCGCTGGAGATGCACCACCGCTTGAAACAACTGGTGCTGTACCAGAAACGCTCAATACACCAGTGTTAGCAACTGCTGTACCAACAACGCTAATACCTGTACCAGCAGTTACTACAGTGATTGCTGCAGAACCATCAAAGGCTACGCCTTGAATTGCACGGGCTGTTTGTAACTTAGTTGCAGTTGCTACGTTAGAAATTGCAGCGATAGCAGATGCTAATTCAGCATCAGTTGCCATTGCATTTTGGATTTCAACCAATGTATCAAAAGCTGCGCCTGCACCGTTAGTTACTGCGGCAATAGCGGCTGCTGAAGCTGCATTAGCTTTAGTAGTTGCATCAGTTGCAGCAGAAGCAATTGCGGCTGCTTGAGCTGCGTTAGCTTTAGTAGTTGCATCAGTTGCAGCAGAAGCAATTGCGGCTGCTTTAGCAGTTGCAATAGCTGTATCACGAGCAGTTGCTTCGGCGGCAATAGCAGTATCGCGTGCAGTTGCTTCAGCAGCTACCTTAGTAGTTGCATCAGTAGCAGCAGTACTAAGTGCAGCAGATTTGGCAGTTGCAATAGCAGTATCGCGTGCAGTTGCTTCAGCAGCTACCTTAGTAGTTGCATCAGTTGCAGCAGAAGCAATTGCGGCTGCTTTAGCAGTTGCAATTGCTGTATCACGTGCAGTTGCTTCAGCAGCTACCTTAGTAGTTGCATCACTTGCTGCATTTGATTGCGCACTGTTGGCTTTAGTAGTTGCATCAGTTGCGGCTGCGCTGATTGCTTGGCTCTTTGCAGTTGCAATAGCTGTATCACGAGCGGTTGCTTCAGCAGCTACTTTAGAAGCTGCATCAGTTGCGGCTGCACTAGTTGCTTCGCTCTTTGCAGTTGCGATTGCTGAATTACGAGCTGTAACTTCAGTAGCTACTGTAGAGTCAACATAACCTTTAGTACTTGCATCAGCAGTTGCAGTTGGTGTACCCAAACCAGTAATCTTCTTACTAGACATTGCAACATCTGAAGCAAATGTTGCTGCACCGTCAATTTGAACTGTACCCTTGAAACGTTGTGCAGTTGTAAAAATACCAGCAAACGTATCATCTTGCGCGTCAGTTACTCCACCGTCAGTTGTTGTCAATGTGGCTGCAAGAATTGAAACGTTACGTTCCAAATCAGACAAGCGGCGCAAGCTAGACTTGCTACCACTAAAAACGATATCGTTATCACCAACTGTTGTTGCTTCTACAAGAGCACCACTCTTGTCATATTTGTAGTTTTTTGTTTTGTCCAATGATACTTCGCTTGTGGTACCACTATTTTTTAATTTACGTTCAGACATTTTTCTCTCCTTTGAGTTTACTAGCACGAAGAATAAACTATTGTTATTCCATGTCCGTTGTTGCCAACGTACAGACAGGGGATGTCAAACCCCTGTCTTTAGCCAGTTATATTACGCGAATTTTAATCCGCTTACTTCAACTTCATCAGCTGTTGACAACATACCAGCTGCAATAGTTAGTGTAGAACCACTAACTGAGAATTCAGTTGGACGTAACAACATACGGTTTAAGAACACGTTATAGCCTTTAGCAGTAGCTAAGTCAGCAAATGTAAATGCAACTGATCCAGTTGCGTTAGCAGTAGCTTGTACAGATGTAACAGATTGGAAAGTAGCATGGAAGTATGTCAAACCACTAGTTACACGAGTTGCAACTCGTGCATCTGTATAAAATAAGTTTGTAGTACCTTCTGTAATTTCGTCTGTGTTATCTTTTAACGCTACGGCAGCAGTAATGGCTGCATTACGAGCAGTTGCTTCAGCTGCTACTTTAGAAGTTGCATCAGTTGCGGCTGCGCTGATAGCGGCTGCTTGAGCTGCATTAGCTTTAGTAGTTGCATCAGTTGCAGCAGAAGCAATTGCGGCTGCTTGAGCTGCGTTAGCTTTAGTAGTTGCATCAGTTGCAGCAGTTGCAATAGCGGCTGTTACAGAAGTGGTAGTTGCAGCACCAGAAATGTCAGCAACGCCTAACGTAATTGAACCACCTAATACAACGTTTGCACCGTTAACTGTAACGCTGTTGTTAGTTAATGAGCTATTAGGGATAGAACCCAAGCTGATTAAACCACTTGCACTGTTATAGCTTACGCCAGATGCTGTACTTGCACTTAGAGCAGCACGAGCACGACCAGCAGTGTGGAACAAGTTTGTTGTACCTTCTGCCAATGAATCTGTGCTTGTTGCAATTTGAGTGTAAACTGCGCCATCGTTAGTGAATGTCCACTTTTGTAAACCTTCGTTCCAACGTAATTGTACGTTTGCTTCATCGCCACGTTCAACTTCAATACCTGCGTTTTGAGTTGGGACGCCAACTGCGTCACTATTCAATGTAACAATGTTATCAGCCAAGCTGATTGTATTAGAGTTAACGCTTGTAGTTGTACCTTCAACTGTCATGTTACCAGCAATAACAACACCAGTTGATGTAACTGTCAATGCTGTGCTACCGTCAACTGTAACTGTTACTGTACCAGTTCCGCTGTCAACAACCGAAATGTTACTGTTACCTTGGCTGATTGTGCTTGTGCTGATTGCAGAAATGCTTGTATCAACATAACCTTTAGTGGCTGCATCAGTTAGTGCAGTAGGTACGCCCAAACCAATAACTTTGTTGCCGTTTAATTCAACATCGTCGCCGAATTGAACTTTAATACCATCGCTAGAAATAATACGTTTGCCAGCAGCAAATTGTAACGTACCGTCAATGTTTACACCTGTTGTGCTTGAACCGAACTGAAGTAAACCAGTACCAGTTGTTGTAACACGCATGTTCTGATCTAAGTCAGCTGTGAATGTCATTGTACCACTAGTTTCAGTTAAAACTTGCTTACCGTTAACATACAAAGAACCTGGACCAACATAAACGTGGCGCCATGGATTAGCAACAGTACCAAGATCATAAGTGTTACTTAGACTTGGAACAATGCTCTTTGTGCTTGCTGTGTCAGTTAAAGTTACACCAGCAAAAGTTGGTGCACCAGTTGTTGTCAAATTTTGACTTGTGCTAACAGCACCAGTAGTGCTATTATAAGAAATACCAGAACCTGCAACGATACTTGCGCGAGCGCGAGCAGTTGTAAAGTATTGGTTGGAACCTGTTTCTGCAATATTTGCAGTTCCTAAAACTACGTCACCACCTTGTGTGTTAACGCTTGTAACTCCACCAATTTCAACAACAGCAGGTACGCCGTCATCTTTCTTAATGTAGATTTTACCATCATGTGTGTTGATAGCGATTTCGCCTAATGCCAACTGCGCTACAAGTGGTGCCTTGCCTGCCGTTGAACTACGCTTTAAAATGATTTGATTAGCCATTTTGAGTATATACTCCTCTTGGATGTTTAGCAGGGTGATCGGATCCTGCCTTCCAGAAGTATTTACCTTTAGTAGAAACAAATAGCTGTAAAGCTATACAAACGTCTTAGAATTCTCCGCCATCTAAATTAATGGATACAGGTGTTATTGAGGTGATTTGACCCGATTCGTCTAGTACAAGAATATTTGTAAGTGCTGCTGAACCGTGAGTACCTGATTGATCAAAGTTGCCTACACGATTGTCACGCGCAAAGGTTAAACCAGTTGTTCCTAAAATTATTACGCCGGGCGTAGTCAATGTCCAATATGTTTGCGCATTAGTGGCGCCTTCTTCAACATACATTCGCATGCCGCCTGATACTTCAATTGTTGAGTCAGCATCAGTTGCGCGAATTAGTTTACCAGTTACAGAATTCCAAATGTAAATTCCGTTGTAAGCAGTATTGGTTTGTCCAGCTAATAATACACGATCCTGATGTACTAGATTGACTTCATCAATAATAGAAATTGCAGCAAGCAATGGTACATGCGACCGCGTGGCTACTCTGACACTATCCTTGCTGTCTGATATGGTGCTAACAAACTCTTTTCCGCGAAAAATTGGCATTAATTGACTCGTTTTACATATATTACGGTAATATGTATCAGTTCTATTTATGCGATCAGAAGGAAAGGCGCATTGCGCCTTTCCTTATCTAAACCTTAAATTACTTTAAGATTAATATGTACCACCATCAATATCACTATTTTGGTTCAAGATACCACCAGCACTTAAAGTAACTGTTGGTGTTAAACGAACCATAATGAAGTCGTTAGCTTCCGGAGCAGCATCAAACACAATACTTGATACGCCGTTTACAGTGCTCATTGTGTATGAGTAAGTTGGAGCTTGTACCAATCCGTTAACGAATACTTGCGTATTCTGGATTGAACCAACTTCAACACCTGTACTAAACGAAGCAGTTGTGCCGTCACCAGTAAAGTTTTGTGTTATAACAGTAGTTGTAATGTTCTGCGCCACAAACTTGCCTTGTGATGAACTCCAAACTAATGTATAACCATCACTTAATGTACCGCTTGTATCAACGTCGGCTAAATCACCTACATTAGCAAGAGCAATACGTCCATCTGCACGAGCATCGGTGTAGTAAAGATTTACTGCACCTTCTGCAATTGCATCTGTTGAAGGAACAGCAAATGTAAACGCACCAGTACCTGCATTGTAACTTAAGATGCTAGTGTTGTCACTAACTAAAGAAACAGCACTACGAGCTTGTGCGTTTGTAAAGTACTTGTTGGTTGCTGTTGAATCGGATACATTGTCTGTAGTCAATGTAACAACGCCATCTAAGCCGTTAACACTTTGAACCGCAGCCAATGTGCTGATAACACCAGTTGAACTGTTATACTGGATATTTGCACCACTACTGATAGAAGCCTTAGCGCGGCCTTCTGTAAAGAACAAGTTAATAGCACCGCTTAATTCAGCAATGTTATCTGTGTTCAATGTATCAATACGAGTACCCAATGCAGATTCAGCAGTACGAGCAGCAGTAGCTTCTGCGTCAACGTTAGCTTGAACAGCCAAGTCACCTGAAACACGAGCAGCAGCTTCAATTACGTCAGCAGCAGCATTTGCTTGTTCAGCAGTTGTAGCACGAGCAGTTTCAGCAGCGATTGCAGCAGTGTTTGCAACTTCAGCAGCAGTGGCACGAGTGGCTTCGGCAGCAATAGCAGCAGTCAATACACCTTCAGCAGCACGAGCAGTAGCAGCTTCAGCATCAATATTGGCTTGCAATGTTGTGTCAGCAGTTGTACGATCGGCAACTTCAAGGCTGATGTTAGTTGCATTTGCCGCTTCGGCTGTGCTTGCACGACTTACTTCAGCAGCTAATGCAGTTGATAGTGCATTGTCAGCAGATAAACGTGTAGCAGCTTCGTTTGCAGTTGCCGTAGCACTTGCGCTTGCTAAATCACTAATGGCTTGTGTTAAGCTAGAGTCAGCAGCATTGTAGGCAGTAATAATTTCTGTTAAGGAATCAAGAGCAGCTGGATCAATGTTGCTTAATACATCATCAATACGAGCACCCAATGCAGTATCAGCAACAGCACGAGCAGCAGCTTCTGTACTTACAGCAGCAATGCGAGCTGTTTCTTCGGCAACAATAGCAGCAGTGTTTGCTTGTTCAGCAGCAACAGCACGAGCTGTTTCAGTTGACAATGCAGTTGCGCCAGCAGTGTCGGCAGCAGCGCGGGTAGCAGCTTCAGCAGTAATTGCAGCAGCATTAGCAACTTCAGCAGCAGTGGCACGAGTTTCTTCGGCAGCAACAGCGGCTGTTAATGTAGCTTCAGCAGCAGTGGCACGTGTAGCTTCTGTAGAAATTGCAGTAGCATTAGCAACTTCAGCAGCAGTGGCACGAGTTTCTTCAGCAACAATCGCGGCAGCGTTTGCAACTTCAGCAGCGCGAGCTGTAGTAGCTTCAGCAGCCAATGCAGTTGTTAATGCACCTTCAGCAGCAGTTGCACGAGTGGCTTCTGCAACGACAGCAGCAGCATTTGTTGCATCGCCAGCGATACGAGCAGCTTCTTCGGCAGTAATTGCAGTAGCATTTTCAAAGATTTGACCTTGCAATGTATCATCGCCAGCAACACGAGCAGCTTCTTCAGCAGTAACAGCAGCAACACGAGCAGCTTCTTCAGCAGCAACAGCAGCAGTCAATACGCCTTCGGCAGCACGAGCTGTAGTAGCTTCAGCAGCAACGGCAGCGGTTAATACGCCTTCGGCAGTAGTAGCGCGAGTTTCTTCAGCATCAACATCAGCAATACGAGCAGCAGCTTCAGCATCAACATCAGCTGTACGAGCAACAACTTCTGCGTCAATATTGGCTTGCAACACGCCTTCAGCAGCAGTTGCGCGACTAGCTTCAGCAGCCAAGTTGGCAGCAGCAGAAGCAGCCAATGAAGTGATAGCACCGTTGATAGTATTATCAGCACCTTGGAAAGCAGCAACAACTTCTGTCAATGAGTCAAGTGCAACTGGATCAATATTGCTTAGAACATTGTCAATACGAGCACCTAATGCAGTATCAGCAGCAATGTAAGCAGCAGCGTTTGTATCAATATTAGCTTGCAATACACCGTCAGCAGCGATGCGAGCAGCTTCTTCAGCAGCAACAGCAGCAATACGTGCTGTTTCTTCAGCAGCATCAGCAGCCAAACGTGTAGCAGCTTCTGCGTCAACATTGGCTTGCAATACGCCTTCAGCAGCAGTTGCACGAGCAGCTTCAGCAGCTACTGCATTTGTCAATACAGTTTCAGCAGCAGTAGCACGAGTAGCTTCTGCACTTACAGCAATAGCACGGTTAGATGCTTCTGCGCTATCGGCAAGAATACGAGCAGTTTCTTCAGCAGCAATTGCAGCAGTGTTTACTACTTCAGCAGCAGTTGCACGAGCAGTTTCAGCAGCAATAGCAGTTGCATTAGTTGTTTCAGCAGCAGTTGCGCGAACAACTTCAGCAGCCAAGTTAGTAGTCAACACGCCTTCAGCAGCAACAGCACGAGCAGCTTCAGTTGCTAAGTCAGTTGTCAACACGCCTTCAGCAGCAGTAGCGCGAGCAACTTCTGTAGAAACAGCAGTAGTCAATACGCCTTCGGCAGCAGTTGCGCGAGTAGCTTCAGCAGCAGTAGCAGCAGCATTAGCAACATCACCAGCTTCGCGTAAACCAGCTTCAGCAATTGCGTTAGCAGTCAATACACCTTCGGCAGCAGTTGCGCGAGTTTCTTCGCTTGCTAAGTTAGTTGTCAATGTTGCTTCAGCAGCACGAGCTGTAGTAGCTTCAGCAGCAATAGCAGTTGCATTAGTTGTTTCGGCGGCAGCAGCACGAGCAGCTTCGGCGACTACAGCAGCAGCATTTGTATCATCACCAGCAACACGAGCACTGGCTTCTGTAACAAAAGCAGTATCGTGGGCAGCATCAGCAGCCAAGCGTGTAGCAGCTTCAGCAGCAATAGCGGCTGCGTTTGCACTTGCCAAATCAGTGATAGCTTGTTGTAAACCTGCATCAGCAGCATCATAAGCAGCAATAATTTCTGTTAAGGAATCAAGAGCAGCTGGGTCAATGTTGCTTAATACGTTGTCAATGCGAACACCCAATGCAGTATCACCAGCAGCACGAGCAGTTGCTTCAGCAGTAACAGCAGCAGCACGAGCAGTTGCTTCAGCAGCAACAGCAGCAGTCAATACGCCTTCAGCAGCAGTTGCACGAGTAGCTTCGGCTGATAAGTCAGTTGTCAATGCGGCTTCAGCAGCACGGGCTGTAGTAGCTTCAGAGGCAACAGCAGCGGTCAATACACCTTCAGCAGCACGGGCTGTAGTAGCTTCAGCAGCAATAGCAGTTGCATTTGTTGTATCACCATTGGTACGTGCAGTAACTTCAATGGCTAAATCGCTAGCAATAGCAGCTTCAGCAGTACGAGCAGTAACAGCTTCAGCAGCCAAGTCACTTGCTAAACCGGCTTCAGCAGCACGAGCAGTAACAGCTTCAGCAGCCAAGTCAGCTGTCAATGTAGTTTCAGCGGCTGTGTGGTGAGCATGTTCTTCTGCAATAGCAGCAGTCAATACGCCTTCGGCAGCAACAGCACGAGTGGCTTCAGCAGCTAAATTAGTTGTCAATACACCTTCGGCAGCAATAGCACGAGCAGCTTCAGTTGCTAAGTCAGTTGTCAATGTTGCTTCAGCAGCACGAGCTGCAATAGCTTCGGCATCAACAGCAGCTTGTACAGCAGCAACAGCAGCAGCGTTGGCAGTAACTGCACGACCGGCTGTAAAGTACAACTGTGAACCTTCATCAATGTGTGAAGTTGTTAATACAACAACACCAGTTTGACCATTGACACTTTCAACTGTGGCAACAGAACTGATAATACCAGTTGCTGAATCATAGCTGATGTTGTTACCACCACTAACAGCAGCACGAGCACGAGCTGTTGTAAAGTACAACTGTGTACCTTCAGTGATTTTTGTTGTGCTTGGAGTTACAAATGTAAATTGTCCAGCACTTGCGCCAGTGCTACCAGCGTAACTTAAAATACCATTGTCATCACTGTTTAAACTAATGGCAGCACGAGCACGGGTTGGTGTGAAGTACTGATTAGTCTGGCCTTCTAATACACCATCACTTGTTGGGTGGTTGTAAGTGAATTGACCGTTAGCATAACTCAATACCGCTGTGTTGTCACTTGTTAAACCAATGTCGGCTTGAACAAGTGCAGTATGGTAGTATGAATTTAATACACCTTCTGGGACATCATCTGTACTGTAAATCATCTGTGCGTTGATTAAACCATCAACGTATAATTTAGTAGCAGCATGTAAGTCGTTAGCTGGATTTGCATGTAATGTCAAGAAGCCAGACATTACATCGCCGCTACTTGATACTTTTGTTGCAATAGATGCTGCAACTGTTGTTGCAAAATTGGCATCACTACCAAGAGCAGTTGCCAACTCTGATAGGGTGTCTAATACTGCTGGTGCAGAATTGACTAAGTTACTGATTCCTGTGCTAACGAACGCAGTAGAAGCAACTTGTGTTGTGCTGGAACCTGCAGTAGCTGTAGCAACTGTTGGTGTCCCGCGTAGATCAACTGAATCGATAATCGAACTTGATCTTGCTTTGATAATAGGCATGTTTATTTTCCTCGTATTAGATCTCTAATGAGATCAAATTAGTTTTGTTTTTGGCATTTTAAGTATGGCGCCAACCAACGTAAGAAGGATGTTTAAATTACAAGTAGCCAGAAGTTTTTCGTTATATCAACGCTTCCATTGCTTGCAGTTATTGTGAATTCATATCGACTAGGACTACTGTTTATAGGGGCAGTACCTACGATATTAGAGTTGCTAATAGATAACCAGGGAATAGCAGTCTCACCTGCATAAGCAGGGTTTATTGTTATACTAACAGCATTATTTAGCTGAAGTGTGTAATTAATTACACTACCACCTTTAAAACTTCCAATATAAGAATTAGATTCAATCCACTGCGGGTGGGTGGCACCGTAGTTTATTAAATTTGGGAAAGCGAATTCGTTCCCAGAGGTATCTACCAATGTTAAGTCTTGTGGATACTGCCAGAGCATACCACTCATGCGACTTGTTTCAACCATAAGTTGAATTCTTCCTTGACCAGGATAGTCAATTCTTGTAATAGACTGACCGCCAATTTTGGCACCTGTTCCGTATATAATGTCTGTGGCTACAATAGTAATTGTAGTAAACTGTGCAACTACACCATATGATACGTTAAGGACTCTTGGTCTTGCACGATCAGTTGATACAGTTGCATTCAAAATTTTGATCTGAATTCTATCACCAGCTGCTGGTGATTCGTCAAATGCGATAATATGACCATCAACTAATGTGTAGCTGTAGTATGGTTCTTGTTGAATACCATTTATACTTACTACTAAATTTTGAATTGCAGAAACGTTTGTTAAAATATCAAACGTCATGGCGATTCCATCTCCTGCAAACATACGTGTGACGATTGCAAGGGCTTGTGTTTTATTTGTAAACTGTCCAAGTTCAGTATCGTATGATAGTAATTGATTAGATCCAGGAGCATTTATGTTAACATCAGCAAGATCATCCAATGTTAGATTGGCAATTACCGTAGTTAGCGATGTTCCAGAGTTTCCTACTCTGCTATCAACATATTCTTTATTTGAGATAGTTTGCCAGTTTGTACCATCATAATACTCTGGTGTTACAATTTCATCAGCAAACCGAATATAACCTGCTGCGCTGATCATTGGACGATCAGCTGTTGGTCCAACTGGCAATGCAATTGCCCCAGTTGCGTTCACTTCCAATACACCCGACGTAGGTGTCAATGAATCAGTTGCATGATTCGTCTTAATTGCCATTAGGATTTACCTGCAATCTTTTCTTGGCTTCTGCCATATGCAGCCAATCCTAATACTGCGCCCATTGCTAAATGATATAAGCCGGCGCCTTGTAGTGTAAGAGGGCTCCACTGGCTTGTTACTTGTCCTCCTTGGACTGCCTGTAGTATTGACCATAAAATTGGAAATAACACAAAGTCAGTGAAGCAAGTAATCATATAAAGGAATGCCATAAGTGGGCGCCATTTGCTGTTTACAAACTTACCAAACTTATCATCAGTTTCAAGTAATGTTGTTGCTCCACCAGCAGTAGTAATTGCAGCAGCGTCAGCAATGCCTTTTGTTTTTGCTGCGTCATCAGCAGAACTCCAGCCACCTGCGGCTAGTTTATTACTGATATTTTGTTGTGCAGCTGGACTCATTGAGGCAGTTGCCCCTGTGTCATCATAATCATCGTATTTTGGCATCGCAATGTCTCCTATGAATGTATTTACCAGAGGATCATTTTTTTGGATTCAAAAAGGAATGAATCTGAGTTGCAATATTAGACATAAAGTCTGTTCCAGTTGGAGCTTCTTTCCAAGTGCCAATTGGACATTCTTCTTTTGCTATTGTAACTTTTAAATTTATTAAGCAACCGCATTTTGTACACTGCTTGGTGGCACGGCGATAAAATTCACACTTTTGGCAGTGACCAGCACGTTCTAATCTAATTTGCATACTTGTGAACATAGTATACTTACCCAATGGAAAAGGGCAGTTGCCTGCCCTTTTCTTAGTTAAACTTAACTAATCTTGTTAGATTAGATGAAGCTTAGTTTAGTTGCGTCGATAGCAATAGTGTTAACGTAGTCAGCAGCGTTACCAAGAGATGATGCGCTGTTTGACAATTCAACGTAGCCATAACGTGTCATGAACGATACTGTTGGCTCGAACGTATTAGGATCAAGAACAACACCAGAACTCATCAAAGGAATGTATGGGCAATAGAATGCAGGAGCATCCATCTCGTTAGCACCCTTGTAACCGATTAGAACTGGAGCAGCATCGCTAGCGTAATGGTTTACATATACGCGAACTGAACTGTTCAATGTACCAACGAACTTTGTGTTTGTTGGTGCTTCGAATGTACCTTCTGTAGTACGAGCAAAAGCTGAAGTAGTAGCAGATTGTAGAATTGTCAAAGCAGTTGGGCTAACAACGATATAGTTACCAGCACCACGACGTGTACGAGCAGCAATATCATTAGCAGCACGGTTAACCAATACTGCAAGAGCAGCGTGTTGGTCACCAACGAATACAGCTTGTCCAGAAACAGCTGACTGGTCGTATGTAGCGTAAGCAGAACCAGCAAGACCGATTAGGGAACCAATAACTTCTTGGTCGATTTCAGCTGTAATTTCTTGAGCCAATGCAGCCATGATTTCTGCTTCAACGTCAACACCGTGAATGGCTTGTGCGTCTTGAGCAGCTTCAAATGTCCAACGAGCTGACAACTTACGTGATTTAGCTTCAACAGTCTCTTTCAAGATCTGGATGTTCATTTTCTTACCGCCAGTACCTTCTAACGTACCTGTAGCAGTTCCCTTACCAGCTGAAGAACCAGAATACTGGCTTGCAATTGAGAATGGGCTTAGTGCTTCATCACCAGCAGTAACTTCTTTACCAATGTTACCAGCAGCGTAACCGTCTTGAGCAGCAGCAGCTTCAGCATAACGTACACGAAGTGTATGGATCTGTGAAACTGGGCCTTGCATAGGCTGAACACCAACTAATTCGTTAGCAATTGTAGTAGGCATAACACGACGGATAACAGGCAAAATAACCTTGTTAAGAACGCTGATGTTACCAGAAGCAGTGCCGCCGGCTGTGGCAGTTTCTGTTAGATACTTTTTAGTGTTCTCTAAACATACTTCCATTGTAGTTTTACGTTGACCAGTTAGGCCTTCAGTAAGGGCTGACTTAGTAGCAGACCAGTTTTTAGCTTCAAATAGAGCTTGTGACATAATAATGTCTCCTTAGTTAATTCTTAAATACCAGCGAGTTTTCGCAGTTGACGAATAGTTTCGTCAGCTTCGGCTGGAGCAACTTCAACGGCTTGCGCTGTTTTGTTACCTGTAATCACAGTCTTCTGCGATTGTTGTCCTTCAACAAGTGTTTTCTTCTCTCGACGAACTTCTTCGTTAAGGACAGATGGCAAGAATTTCTGGAATTGATCTTTTAGCTTAGACGTATCTGTGCTTTCAAGTAACTCTTCCATAATGCCACGCTTGTCTTTCGACAATGGTGAACATAAATCTTGCATTACGCGAACTCGCTGTGCTTGATCTTCCGCAATGCGCTGACGACGAAGCGACTCGGTAATTACTGTTTCTTTTTGTGCAATTGCTTGCTGAGCTTCTGTTAGTTCTGATTGCATATCAGTGATTTTACGGTTCAATGCACTAACGGCTGTGCCATCAGCAAACTTGCTTGCCATAAATTCTGTTGCAAACGCTTCCATAATCTTACGACCAAAGTTATTTTCTTTAGCAGTACGAATATCTTCTTTAAGCTGAGTTACTTCTTTCTTGAAAGATTCAGCAACTAATCTATTAACTTTTTCACTGGCTTTCTTAATGAAAGTAGCTTTAGTTTCTAAGATTGCTTTACGACCTTCGGCTACAAGTTTAACGCGAGCGTTTACTAGAGCTTTGTGGTCTTCGTGTAACTCGCTTAGTTCACCTGTTAACTTGCGTAAAGCAAATTCTTCAAGTTGACCAATAGCAGCTTTAGAAGCTGTACGATCAGAACGTAGTTCACTAATTTCTTTTGATAATGTTTCAAGTACTAATTTTTGTAGCAATTGAGCATCTTCTTTAATCTTACCAGCATACTTTACACGTTGAGCTGTTGCTTCTTCGCGTAATGTTTTTAGCTCGGCTGCACCAGCTGCAATAGTATCTTGCATTAGTGTATCCATAGCTTCGATTAACTGTCCCTTATCGTGATCGTAACGACCAGCGAACTCTTCACGGAGTTCAGCAGTCACTGCTTCACGGCTTTCGGCTAAGTGTTTGTCCCAAGCGGTGTTGATATTATCGCGCACCTCTTCGGATAAAACTACTGAACCTAACATTTCTGTAAATTGTGTCATTGTGTTTTTCCTCAGACTTATTTTAGATTCTGAATGAATCTACGCATCTCTGATTCGAGATGCTTTTGTGCGGACCTATCGTAGGTCGCCGCAAAGGCCACATCCATTAGAGCGGCACGTCTACGACTGCCCATTACTCGTTCATAAATTGCTGTTGGATAGGCATCTGGAGCACTAGGTTGTGCTACAACGTCAACAGTTACAATTTCAAAATCGCTAACAGCGCCTGATTCTGTAACATTACCGCTACCGCGGCTGCTAACACCTAACTTAACACCACTTTCAAGCAATGTTTTGATAATATTTCCCATTGGGGTTGGAATAAGTTTTAGCTTACCATAACCGTTTTCACCTTCCATCCACATCTCAGTAATCATATGACTTACTCGGTCAATGTTTACTTGAAGATCATCTGGATGGTCAGCTTCGCCTAGCACTGAGAAACCACTATCTAATCGTGTACGAATGCTCTCTACAGCACGGGAGATTTCATTAACACCGTAAGTACGACCGTTATGGTTTTCCTTGCCGCCTTGGATGAAAATCCCTTTCATGTAGAGATCCTTACCGCCACTGGCTGACTCTTTGGTTTCAACGACCATTTTGGCTTGGTCGAAACTTAAATTTTCACGTAGTGGCTGAAGGTTCATGATGTTTAACCTCTTACTGAGGGTCTAGCAACTTTTGACAATGCTGGCTTTGTAGTTCCACCCATATCTTGTGCAGATGGGGCTTTAGCTGGTGTTGTACCGCTTACTACGCCTTGAGCGGCGCCGCCTGCAAAGTTGGTCGCTGGGCGAGCCATCATTGGGTTACGTTTTGCTACTGGGCTAACTTTAGCATCAGCTTTATCGCTGTTATCTGGCTTTGAAACTGCTGTTAGTTCTGCTGATTCGCCAATGCTTTCTGGTGCAAATTCTTCTTCAGCTTCTAAATCGCCCATTCCTTCTTCTTCAGATCCCATTTCTTCGCCGGCACCAGATACCATCTCTTCAAATTCTGCTTTTAATTTGGCCAATGCAGACTCTACGTCCATCATTGCATCTGCAACATCAGCTGAATCTGCATCAACTGGCATTGCTTCTTCGGCGCCCATATCGTCACCTAAATCAGCAGTGGCTTCGTCATCGCCCATTTCTGGAGCAAATTCGTCTTCGCCTTCTTCAGTTAAATCTGAATCAACTTCGTCAATTGCAGTTCCAACTTCATCTTCGTCTTCGAAGTTAATGTCGTCAGTCATAATGTCTTCATAGACTTTACGGCCAATACCAACATAATAATCATGTAACAATGCAGAGGCTTTATCATCTTCTTTATTCAAAAGATGGTCCAGTGCTTGTTCTAAAATCGTTTTAGTCATTAGTGTTTTCTCCTTAGCTAAGGGGCAGGCATAGTAAAGTATGCTGTACCAATAACTACTTACTATTGACGTAGGAGAAGAGTGCAGTTATGGTGGAAAAACGTTAGTTTTCCACCATAATGTTTAGAAAAATATAATTTAGTATTAGACCGGAGCTTCGGGTCTAGCGTACATTTTTTGTACCAAGTCTAACCGTTTAGAGGTTTCGTACTTGCGCAAATCACGTAGCTTACGTAAACGATTAACGTGTTCAAGCGTTAGGCGTTTACGTCTTGTATCACTATAGAAAGCAACGTCAGGATCGATCTCTTCTTCGACTTCGTCTTTGATTGCTGTAAGGTCATTAAATCTCATACTCTTACTTATCAATTATAATGATTTATGCTGCTGGTGCGCCAGGCGCTGCTGGCGCTGCACTTGCTAATGGCGCACCACCTTCGGCTCCGGGTACTGCTGGTTCTTCTGCACCTAACTCGCCCATTCCGGCTGTTAAATCCATGTCAGTTTCACTGGGCCCTTTGAGACCAGTTGCAGCAAAGCCAGGAGATTCTTCATTATCTGATTCCATTGCAGTTGAACCAGCATTTTCCTCTTTCCATAAGCGTTCATTTTCTAAGATTTCATCATCAGTTAGTCCCAAGAACTTTTTAAGTTTAAATCTATGGCTGATATACGGAATTTCAGAGATCTGTGTAAACACTGCTGAACGTGCGCTGTTTACTTCAATTTCACGGTAGTCACTAAAGTTTTGCGGTTCTAAGAAATCAAGATCAAAGTCTGAACTATCAATGTTAATGCCACGATGTTTCATAAAGACTTTAAACTCTTTGTCAAGGTACGGTGCAACAAGTCCTTGCAATCGACGGCAGTAACGATTAAATCGATATTCTTGAATCAATGCAGTACCCATGCGACCATCGTTGAATGTTGCAGCACTATCATCTGGACCAGTTGGCAAATAACTACTTGGAATACGTAGGCCACGTAACAACTTGTTGGTAAAGAAACGCAAGTCATCAATTTCACCAAGGCCTGTGCCGCCAGGTAATGTTTCTACTTTTGAACCGCGGCCGTCGGCTGTCTGCGCAAAGAAGAAGTCTTCCATAATACTAAGTGGATTATAACTTGCATCAACTGCTGACCCGCCGCCACTACGAGTTGGAATACGTCTTTGGTGAATTTCGTTTTTAACACGCTCAACGAATGCCATCGCTTGGTGACTTGGCAAGTTGCCTGTGTCAATATAGAATACTCTGCGTTCCGGCGCACGTTGTACACGATAGATGATGACAGCATCTTCGAGCATTTCTTTTTGCTTGTAGATTTTGAATACGCTATCAAGAATACTTGCGCCAAACGGCCATGAACTATCTAGGCCTTCGTTAAGACTAATGTGAATTACATCGTTTGAATCAATTGCCACTTCTCCACCCTGTGCGCCAGGCTTAGAGAAATTGCTTGCTTGTGAATATGGACCGGCTGCATTAGTTACAACAGAACCTGCTAATGTTTGCACATTGTCAATTGGTTGCGTAGCAACCTTAGATGCAAGATTTGGGTGGATGTTAGAAATAACATACTGCTCAATTGCGCGGCCTTCGGCTTCATTGATAACTGCACGTTTGACATCAATTGGATTTACCCAATATAGTTCAAATGTTTCTGGATCGCGAAGGAAGAAGTGATCGCCATACTTGATTGCACTACGGAAGATACGGAAGATACGTTGTTCCATTTTGTTGATTGCTACCCACTTTTTAAGTGACTCTGCAACCACTTTACTTTCGCTTTCAGTTGGCTCATTCTTCCACATTACACGGAATGGTAAATTGGTATCAGGTTCTGCTTGAGTACAAAATTCAGCAATAGTATCAAGTGCAGCGTTTACTTCGCTGTCAATATCCATTTGATCGTATTGTGTATATCGATCAGTACGGTTTGGTTGTCCAGTATATACTTCTTGTAACCAAGATGCAAATTTTGATGAAGAGGCTGCGCTGCCGCCGCGGCTTGATTTTCCCAGTTCAGCTTCTGGTTCCCAAATTTTAAAGTGTTTTTTCCATGACATAGTATTGTTACTTATTCAGTTTTATTATGCTAATCTAACCGGAGCTTCATTCCCGTTTGATTTTGTATTTCCGCGGATCGCCGCTAAATCGTTTTCAATGCTTGACAAGTATGACATTAGTTGTGCAACAATGTCTGGTGTAATTGCTGAATTATTCAACATATTTCCAATTGGGCCAGTTGCATTAGCGGTCATTCCTAAATTAGCAGTCATATCAGTTGGAGTTGACATTGTTGCAACATCCGGGAATGACATTGTTGCCAAACTGTTAATTCCAGTTAGTGATGCACCAATCTGCGCCAGGTACTGTGCAGTTAATTTCATTTCATCGCTTGATCCTGCTTGTGCAAATTCAAGTAGTTTATCTTTTAAAGTGCCAAGTATATCTGGGTCCATATCTGCTGTACCTTGTTGTACAGCAAGCACTCCTTCTCCAAAATTCTTAATACCTGTGCCAATTGCACTAATAGCATCTGCGTATGGTACAAATTCCATTATCTTATCTAATGGACTCTTAGCTCCAAACAAACTCATAATGCCAGTTAATACACTACTTGATGTGCCAACTATCATGCCTGCTGCAAATGCAACCATGCCTACACCAATGGCTCCAAGACCGGCGCCTATCTTAATAAGGTTATCCCCGTTTATGTTACTGACAGTTTCAAGAGAATCTGCAAACATCTTGGCTGCAAATGCTGCTGGGATTAGTGCAATACCCAATGCAGTAACTGATACTGCTAATACAGTCATTGCAATACTTCCTAACAAAATACCAGGTAGCAGTATTGTTAATCCGGTTACTGCAAGTCCTAATGCTCCAATTGCGAGCACTCCTTTAAATGCACTATCCCAGTCAACATCATTGAATTGCTTAATACCCAATGCAAATACACCAAGTGCTGCACCAAATGCAAGTAGAGGAATAGATGCAATTGCCATAATTGCAAGTGCTGGTGAAATTAACAACACGCCAAATGCAAGTGCAGTTATTGCTGCCAATCCTTTTGGAATACTGCTCCAATCAACTTCGTTAAACTGTTTAACACCCATTGCAAATATTCCAAGAGCTGCGCCAAATGCAAGTAGAGGAATAGATGCAACTAGCATCACAGCAAGTGCCGGAGATATGGCTACCATTGCAACACTAAGTCCAACAATTGCTAACATTCCCTTAAGGGTACTACCCCATTCTACGTCATTGAATTGTTTAATGCCCATTGCAAATATCCCAAGAGCAGCACCAAATGCCACCAATGGAATTGCTGCAACTAACATCACAGCAAGTGCAGGCGATATTGCAGTGACTGCGATGCCAAGTCCTACGATACCAACAATTCCTTTTGCTAAACTACCCCATTCTACTTCGTTGAAAGTTTTTACACCTTTGCCAAATACAAACATTGCAGCACCAAGAGCAGCAAGTGCAATTGATCCAACAATTATTGCTGGTGCAAATGCGCCCATAGCCACTGCCGCTATGCCAAGCCCAGCAATAGCAACGCCTGCTTTGGCTAAACTTTCCCAATTAATGTCATTGAACTCTTTAAAACCTTTACCAGCAACCCACATTGCGCCACCAAGCACGCCAATTGCCATTGCACCTTTGATCATTGCAGTTGAAGCGGCACTCATAATTTTTGTTACGACTACTAAACCGCCTAATGCCACAGTTCCTTTCACTACACTTTCCCAATTGACTTCATTAAACTCTTTGAATCCTTTGCCAGCTAATAATAGTGCGCCACCAAGTATAGCTAATGTAGCCGCTCCTTTGACTGCCCCAGTGCTTCCAATTTGTTCTAAGAAACTACCAAATACACCCATGCCTTTACCAGCTGATCCGCTCATCTTATCAAACATTCCGCCTGTTTGCAAGTGTGGAGGCTTCGGAGGGCCATGTAGCTCTGGCTTTTTGCCAAACATACCGCCAACTTTACTACCAATTGATCCCATTACACCTTTGCCTGCTCCACTTAGTAGTCCGCCAATTGCGCCGCCTGCTAATAATGCGCCCAATGTACCAAATGTTGTAATCATTGTTGCAGTCAGTCCAAGAACTGCACTACGTAAACTGCCCAGTGCAGCTTCTAATGTATTCATTGACTTGATGTTATCAGCTTCTGATACCCCTGGGGCTTTTTTGCCTTCGTCTTTGCCGCCTTCGCTCATTCGCTTGGCAAACACACCTGCTGCAATGCCTGGTGCAGAATATTGTGCATTTTGCAAGCCTTGGAAGTTTTCACCAATTCGTTCTTTGGAGAAATTTTCCATCCAGGCTTGCTGGCTTTTCAGATTTTGATTCAACAACTCTGTATTCGTGCCGCCAGCAGTACCTTGTACCGATTGATTTAACATATCAAGCAATGGCATTGCCGCTGCATTTGATACGTTTGCTTGAGCTAGTGCATAATTACCCGACGACAATCCCAATGCAATTTTTGCAACTTTTTCTGGATCATTTTCTTTAAGCAGTTCCTTAATAATTGGTGCAAGATTTTGCGCACCTTCATTACCAGCTAATGCACCTGCTTGGCCAGCACTTGTTCCTCTAAATTCAGCCATTGCTTTTAGAATTTCAGTGGAGCTTATACCAAATGCGTTACTTAATTTGCGTGTGTTTTCCAATGTATCAGCATACTGCTTTACTAATCGTTGCTGTGCATCTACTTCGCTTGTTGCGGCCAATGATGATGATTGTGCCAGTGATCCCATAAGGTCAGCACGAGCTTCATCTGTTAATCCCATTGCAGCCGCTGCATTAGATGCACGATTAACACTCTTAACAAAATCAGTACCTAAAGTTTTCTTCATTGCAGTATTCAAATAACTACCGCCATACTTTAAGCCACGTGACAAATTGCTTAAATTTTCAGCAGCATCTTCGCTGTTAGCGCCAAATGCTTTAAATCCGCCTTTACTGCCTTCAATTACTTTAATAAAACTATTTCCTAAGCCACTGAGAATTTTCATCTGCGTTACTGAACCAACTCTAAACGTGCCAAGATCAGCAAACGCGCCCATGTCAGCAGCATTTTTTGCAAATTCTTGCATACCACCCAGCATGTATCCAGCACCGCTTAAGACTCCAGCTGCAAATTTACCAACGGCGCTGCCGCCAGATGATAAACTACTTCCCAATGACCCCATTGCAGATTTTACATCTACATTACTAGTGATCATTGATGACCCAAATCGCTTAAAGGCCTTTCCTGTATCATTCCAGTTATCTGATAATTTGTCAGTTGACTTTTCTAACTTATCAGTTGCCTTAGCAAGATCATCAAGATCATCAATTTCCTTTTGCTTTGCCTTTTCTTGTTTAGCATTTAACTTTAAGCCAGCAGCAAGTTTATCATTTGCTTGTTTAAGTAACTTAGCATGTTCGCGCAATTCAGCGTCTGACGATGCAGTCTTCTTGGCCCCTGGAATTGAACCAGTTTTTTTGCTACCAGGTGTATTTGAATCGCCGCGACCAAGTTGCCCCGTCATGGTGCTTAACTTTGACAGAAACTTTTCAATTATGGCTGCTGCTTCTTCTGGAGTCATTTATATTCCGGTCCTTATACCTTTAACACTGTACATAAATAGGATTATGATGTAGGTTCTATACACCTATTTACCGATAAGGATTAAACACATGGATAACTCAAACCCACTAAACAAGCCTGTTAAACAGGTTGCAGCAAACCCACTTGCTCAATATTACCGAAAACCTGGAACTTATATTGCATTGCCAAGTGGTGGTCGTTTTTATAAAGATACACCTAAGATGTCAGACACAAATGAGTTGGCTGTATTTCCGATGACTGCAAAAGACGAACTCATTCTGAAGAATCCTGACGCACTGCTAAACGGTGAAGCTCTTAAGCAAGTTATTGCATCAGTATGTCCCGACATTAAAAATGTAAACGAAATTCCAGCACCGGACATTGATACAATCTTAGTTGCTATGCGTATGGCAAGTTATGGTGATGATATGGAACTTGATATCAGTCATAACTGTGATGCAAGCGAAGGTAAAACTCAACGAGTAACAGTTGGACTTGGTAGTGTATTAGCAACAATGAAAGCAATTCCAGAAGAAATTGGTGTTGTTACATTGAGCAATGGCGTAACAGTTGCACTAAAGCCGTACTCTCTTGCAGCACAAAGTAAATTGCTACGTGTACAGTTTACAACTATGCGCCACATGCAAGCAGCAGAAGCAAATGAGAAAACTACAATCGACGATAAAGCTGCAATTGCAAACAGCGGATACGATCAGTTAGTTGCACTGAGTCAGGATATTTTAGCCGAAAGTATCATGTCAGTAACATTGCCAGATGGTGTACAAGTTACAAATTTAGCCCATATTCAAGAATGGGTTAAGAACTTAGACCGTGCAAGTAATGAACGACTTGACGCTGAGATTAAACGATTCGGAGACTACGGTATTACTCGTACATTAGAAGTAAAATGTGACCACTGTGGAGAACAGTTTACTTCGGATATGTTGTTTGATCCTACAAGTTTTTTCGGCGCAGGCTCTTGATGCTCGGTATTGATGACGCAAAGATACTGCGATTCATCAATACTATCGAAGCCGACGCAAGGGCCCTAATAAAAGAAGTATCTACGTTAAGTGTATGGGGTACAGTTAGTCCCGAAGAAGTTTGGGACATGACACACCTCGAACGGGTTGTGCTTAGTGAAGTAATAAAAGAACGAACAGAAGCGATGTATGGCAAGAAGGGGTTTGCTCGTAGTCGTTAATGTTCATTTATATTAACTTGGGAGAGCGAAGCATTCGCTCTTGAATTTCGTATCGCTTACGCTCTTACTCATTCAATTTTTAATAGACTACAATTTTTAGATTTAACACGATTTAGTATGATACTTGTGTTGTTTCTTAACACATGAACTACATAATGAATACTTGACCTGATGCTTCAGTCACACTTAGCCCTTTACGGACTAAGATTAACATTTTGACCCGAAGTCCAATGCCACATTCAACTAAAGCAACTATTACTAGTTAGGGCGGTCACGCTGTACCCTTTTACACTCATCTTATTATGACGCTACAGT